TGCCAAGTGCGAATGACTTCGCCACTCGCGCACTCCAGTCTATCGGGGTTGCGGATGCGATTGATACCATCTCCAGTGAAGATGCGGCACTTGCCCTCAACGTCCTGAACGAGTGGATCGACCAGTTAGGGGTTCAGCGCAACACCATTTACACGGTGAAGCGTCAGACCCATACACTAGCGAGTGGAACCTCCAGTTATACGATTGGCAGCGGGGGGACCATCAATGTCGCCCGTCCGATCTGGATTGAGAACGTCGGCCTGATTCTGGATACGGGATCAAGCACGCCAGTGGAAGCGCCACGTCAACTCTTTACGGACGACGAGTATGCCGGCATTGCCGAAAAGACGTTGCAGTCGGGCTTAATCCAAGGCATCTGGTTTGACCATGAGTGGGCATCGGGATTGGGCAATATTCATGTCTGGCCGGTACCAAATGTCGCCACCACACAGCTTGTGCTGTATCTGCCGACCCCGCTTACGGAGTTTGCTGATCTCTCAACGGCCTATACGTTTCCGCCGGGATACGAACGGGCCATTCGGAGCAATCTGGCCGTCGAATTGGCTCCCTTTTATGGGATACCCGTATCGCCGGACCTCCGCCAGCAAGCATCGAGTTCGATGCTACGCATTAAGCGTGCCAATGTGCGGATGCGCGAGGTGCCGATTGATCCGACACTGACGCGACGAAGCCGGACGATGACGAACAGTCAGTTTCGAGGAGGGTTGTTCTAATGCCGTCGTATCCCGGCTTCTGTGGTCCGTCCTATGCCTCACAAAGCCCGTTAGCGCGTCCAGAGCGCTGCATGAATTTCTACCCAGAGCGCTTGGAAGTAGGCGAGGGGCAGCAAACCGTTCTCTATCCCACTCCCGGCCTTGAAACTTTTTCAGAATCGACGTCTGGTCCCTGTCGTGGGTTATTTTCCCAAAACGGACGCTGTTTTACGGTGATGGCGAATACTTTATATGAGTTGAACGCCGCGGGAACCTTTACCAGTTTGGGAACGGTGGCGGGAGACGCTAACCCAGCAACCTTTGCTACCAATGGTGACGGCGGAGACGAACTCTTTGTGACTTCTGGGAACCAAGGGTATGTTTACACCCTCAGCACCGGCGCATTTTCTAATCCTGTGAGCGATGTCACGATGGGCGGTATGCTCGATGGATATTTTGTAGCGCTAGACCAAGCGACTTCCACGTTTAAGATGTCTGAACTTTTAGATGGAACCACATGGGACAGCACACAGATTTTACAGCGGTCAGCCGCACCAGACACATGGAAAGCTTTACTGGTAAAAAATCCAATTATCTTTTTATTTGGTAGCGAAACAACAGAACCCATTTATGATGCCGGAGCCGCACCTTTTCCATTTGCGCCTGTACCGAACATGATTATTCCATATGGTATTGCCGCTCCGTTCTCTGCGAAGTCGATTGGCAATAGCGTCTTATGGTTAACGGAGACCAAGGATGGCACACGGCAGATCATTTCCATGCAAGGGTATGATGCACAGCGTGTTAGTACGCACGCGATTGAATTTGCGTTATCGCAATACAATGTAGTGTCAGATGCGGTAGCCTTTACCTATCAAGACCAAGGACACGCCTTCTATGAATTAAATTTCCCTTCGGCTAATGCGACATGGGTCTACGATTTGAGTATGCAGATGTGGCATGAGCGTGGTCAGTGGAACCCCGACACCATGGAATACGAAGTGTGGGGACCGCAGTATCACGCATTAGCATTCGACAAACATTTAGTAGGCGATCCTTGCAATGGAGTTATTTACAACATGAGTACGGAGTTGTTTACCGATGTTGACGGCAAAGGACTCCGCCGTCAACGGATTCCTCCGGCTCTCAAAAGCGAACAACATCGCATCGTCTTTGACCATTTTCAGTTACACTGTGATGTTGGTGTAGGTTTGGTGTCAGGGCAGGGCGACGACCCGGAAGTCATGTTGCAAATGAGCCGTGATGGGGGAATTACATGGGGGTCAGAACGCTGGCGGAGCGCGGGAAAAATTGGCGAGTATCTTCATCGCGTGCAGTGGTGGCGGTTGGGTAGTGGACGAAATCTACTTCCCTCGATTACCATGACCGACCCAGTGCCATGGAGGATTTTGGATGCATATATTGCTGTTAAAGGCAGCGCCCATTAGTGGCGAGAACAGCGCCGATTCCGGCGGATTCTACATTAGTCGATACGCGTACGGATGCGCGTACGGGAAATCCTATGCCGACGGGGATGATCTCGAACGCATGGTACGAGTATTTTTTGCAGGCACAGGATCGACTGAATGCCGCGGCAAATACGATGACGACAATTTTCAATTCCTTGACGAATCAGGAGGCGGCGATTTCGACGACATCGATGCCGCTCCCCGTCTTATCGGTTGGCCTGTATCGCGTTTCCACTTATGCGAGGATTACGCAAGCGGCTTCCACGTCGAGTTCCCTGACCGTCACGCTGGGGTGGACGGATGGGACGGTGGCGTGTACACATACTGGAGCCGCGATGACGGGGAATGCGACGTATAGTACCGCGTATGCGTCATCGGGAGGCACTCCAATGAAATATCGATTAGATCTGGCGGTCGAGCAAATACCAACATAAGGATACGGATATGGGAAGAGTAGCTGGTGGATATTCAACAGGGTCTGGATCGGCAGGCGTGCTACGCGGGGCCGATCTAGGAAAGAACGTCAATTACCAAATTCCAGAAACGACCGTAATCAACATTGTTAATCCAGACACCGGAGAATATCAAGACTACGATACTGCGACTGGAGCATGGGTTGGCACTGGTGAAGCGGGAGCGCGTAGCGCGGGTGGAGCGGAGTCGCGTGCCGGCGCGAGTAATTATAATGCCGGAGGGACAGCCGGAGCCAGACAGGGAGCGATTGACAGTAGCGTGGGTCAATTCGGAGATTGGGAGGGTAGAAATCAGAGACTCTCTAACGACCCCGGTCTTCTTGAGGGGAGCTTGGGAGGCATTCTCGGCTCTCTTGCTGACGTAGCAACGGCACGACGCAGGACAGGCACTGCCAATCAAGCGACATCGGCAGCGTTGCCTTATCTACAGGCTGCGCTGGCTGGGCAGTTGAGACGCGATGAGCAATCTGATGCGCAACGCCAGTGGAATCTTGGGGTTGACACCGCCAACCAGCGTGCGTATGGCGATCCGAGACGCGCCTTGGCTGGGCTAGCCGCTCCACAGATTGCGATTGGGGCGGGATTGAAAGGCTATGATGATGCGCTTGCAAAATATGCGGCACCCAACATGCCAGATATTCTGAGAGATCGTCTGGAGGACGAGGAACGAGATCGACTGCGAAGGGCGGGGTCCGCTCCTCGCACCGGGCCATCCACAGGGCTAGTGCGCCCGGACGTCCGAGCATCCCTCGAAGGGGACCCAACAACGGACCCAAATTATCTGAAGAACCCGTTCTCTTATCGGGATCAAGAGAGACCCGAACAGCCAAAGAGAGGATTTTGGGGTAATGTTGGTAACTTTGCCAAAGGTCTTGCAGTACCCGCAGGCATGATCTTGGCGTCGAAGATTCCCGGAGGAAACCTGTGGGGGAAATTGGGCAAGGTCGCTCTCGGATCATTGGCTCAGAGAATATCTGGGGGCCAAGAGATGCCTTTTATGAACGATCTTGTAGCAAACGAATTAGATGCGAACGCATGGTCAAATCAACCAGCCGATAATCAGTGGGCAGGCCCAACAACGGTCAGTGATTTTAGAGACCCGAACTTGCTTGGAGGGAGAAGGTCATAATGGCATGGCAACGGAACATAGCATTTACAAATCGCCCATTTTCAACCGAAGCTGGCGATCACCTGTCCAATACGGAACTCGACGATTTATTTAAAGAAAAGACGTGGACGGGCGATAATCCGTTTGGTGAATCAGAACGTGCGAACTTACAGTTTTCGCCTATGCCGGTCCCGCAATACACTATGGACACGGGAAAACGTGATCCCTTTGCTGGAGGCAAACCGCTACCACCCGGAACAGGCAAAACAAAGAATGAGGAGCCTACACCACCTGATGAGCCGGTTGATGGCCCCTCTACCCCTCCCGGTGGTTCTACACCAACAACGCCCGACTATGGGTGGGCCTCACGTCAATACGGAGGCACATTTTCGCGTCCGAGTCCACAGCAACTACCGGGGGTTCCAGAATACACGGCACCAGATCGCCCGACGCTGCCAGAGTTTCAGCACGCAGCATACGAAAAAGTTGATCCGTTCAAAGCGCCGTCGCTAGACGAAGCACGCCGCGATCCGGGATTTGAATTTCGGATGAAGGAAGGCCAGCGTGCGCTGGAGCAATCAGCCGCCGCAAAAGGGATGCTCCGATCCGGTCAGACATGGAAAGACTTGCAGAAGTATGGACAGCAGATGGGTGAGTTGGGCTACCAGAACGTCTATAACAGACAGCTAGGCGAATGGGACCGTCGCGCCCAGCAGAATCTTTTGGATTACCAAACAGGTTTTGACTCCCAGAGGCAACTCTACGATGCACAGCGACGAAACGTGGAACAGGGCTATGAATGGGAGCGCGAAGCCGCGCAGGATATCTTTGAACCCCAGATTACATCATGGGGACAGCGACACGCGACGGCGCAACGACAAAATGAACTCGCGTATGATCGTGCGCGTCAGGAATATCTGGACGACGTGGAGGCTTACGAACGCAATCGTAACCGTCGTTACAATGTGTTAACCGGTTTAATGTAGGAACATTATGGCATTTCAGACACCTCTCACGCCCAGCACTCCGTTAATGGATCAGCCTAATCTGGCTGACCTATTAACCCAACGAGCCGCCTTTGAAGCCTCGGCGGTCCAAGCCTCCCGTAAGCCCTATACCGAGCTTATTGGGCAACTGGAAAAGCGCATTTCTCAACCGTTAACCGATCTGTTGCAGCGTCGTCGGACACGCGACGAGCGTGAAGGTGAATACGATTACGCCCAAACGGAACGGGACGTGGGATTAGCAGAAACTAGAGCAAAAACACAACTAGATATCGCGCAGGCTGGCTCAGCAGAAGCGCTGGCAAGGTCGTACGATGCTACAACAGATAAAACCGGGCAAGAAGCGGCCCAGCTTCAAAGTCTTAACGAAGGCTTTCCAAAAGTTGCGGAATATATAAATAAGAACCCGAATACATGGACCACGCTAGGCATAGCGCAGGTTATGGCTGATCTGCCGGCTGAATCAATGAGTCAGTATCAGAAAATCGAGGCCGCTCGAAACCTGACGAGCCGAGATGCTGCAGCGCTATCGTTACGTAGTTTTTCCAAGGATATGGCCCCAGAGGATGCAGAACGGCTGTGGAATGCCACGAAGCCACAACTGATGCAATCTCAAATCGTCGCGCCAGAGTTTGTTGCCAATATTGGCCGTCGCATACAGGAAGATCCCACTTATTTGCAGAGCAAGGAATGGTTGGCGAAGGCGAACACCTTGTCATACCACATGACGCCCTTGGACGAGACGACGGTGACGGGCATGTATGTCACAAGGATCGGACCATACGGAGAGGTTGTACGGAAGGAGCGTCTTCCGCTTGGGACTATCGGACCTGACACCGCTTCGTTCAACAGAGCCACCGGAGAGATCGGCCCTCGGACTAAGGGACCCTCCGGCAGTAGCGCATTGATTCGCCCTTCAACCACTGAACGGAAAGCCCTCTATGAGATGCAGCAGAGCTTAACTGTACTCGACGCGCTCCAACGTGAGATGGACCTTGACATATCAGCAAGGGAAGGCGAAAGCAGTATGACCGTCGCACGCAAGGGATGGGAGTTTGCTGGCGACACGGTTGGAGGCTTCGGGTTTGCCATAACCGACCGCGCGTCGAAGAGGATTCAGGCCATAGCGACGGCCAAGCAAATCATCGGAAAAGGTCTTGAAGGCGGCGTCCTGCGGAAAGAGGATGAAGAGAAGTATAACAGAATTTTGCCGACTAATCACGACTCCGACCATGTAGCGTATCAAAAGTTACAATTCTTGCGCGAGGTCATCGAAGCTAATCGAGAGATCTTCTTGGATACGCTGGAGAAGTCTAATATTGACGTGAGCAACTATCAGCGCAAAGAAGCCGAGAGTCCAATGGTGTCTGTGACTATTCAGGACACGGCCCCAGATGAATGGTTTGAAGAAACAGACTACGAACGGAACGAAGCAGGGTATCGAGCCTATTTTGACGCGGTCAACAAAGGTCAAGATCCACAGAATCCGACTGAAGTCCACGGCAGGCTCTGGGGCGGACATACATTTGAACTCCCCATGACTGAAATGGTGACACCCGAAAGGGCAGCAAAATTCCGAGACTTTTACGCTAAGTACCCAGATCGCGGACGCGTCACTATTAGTGGAACACGCACAGAACAAGGCTGGCAGTCAGGGGAGCATGATGTCCTGATGCCCACGTATCCCATGAGCGAGGCAGACCGTGACGCGGCACGTGACCTCCTGCAGACCTTGGGTATGCCAACGGAAGCCCAAGATCCAGAGGCGTATCTTGAACGGCGCAATGACAGTACGGGTCACAGACGACTCGACTACACAGGCACAACTCCAGAAGACTTTGCGCGAAAACCACAACCCCTTCTTAATTTTGATGACGCTTTACAGTTGGAAATAAGTGCATTGATAGCTGATGAGGAAGAGGCCGATCCTCGGTATGAGGAAAACATCATGCTAAGAGGGTCGGAAGGACGATAGGGATAGTTACTATGGCGCAATCGCAATTTGACGAAAGACAAAAACGGGCGCTTGCTCAGATTCGAGCAAACAATCCTGAAGCCACCGCCGGCCTCTCCGACGCTGAGTTGTGGAGGATGGTGAAGAGTCAACAAGGAGGCGACCAAGCAACTGCGCCGCCTGTGGAAGCACCACCGCCTCCACCAGAGGCTCCACAGACGGCTGATGCGTTAGCGGAATCGTTTGGTCCCCCCAAGGTTCGAGGAGAAGTGGACGAACCATCTGTCAGGACGACACCACCGGGACCACCACCACCAGCGACGCCTTCTCGTCCTGTGCTACCGCGGGACCCGTTCGCGCCCGGATTTGCATCTCGAAGATCGGAATCAACGTCAACCGACTTAATTGATCCCTTCGACGACAAGGACGATCTTCAGCAAACCAGAGATATGTATGGGGACGAGACGGTGGAGGAGATTGTAAAGGCGGCCAACCCTGACGCGGACCCTAGCGCAGTGATGGAATTTGGTAAGGGCTTGCTGTCCTCGCTGGTGAGTACCGCGGTACACGCTGAAGACATAGGCCGGCGCATGGTCGGCGCAGAATATCGACGCATGGAAGACCCGGACGCGACAATCATGGGTGTGCCTCTCGAAGAAGCCATGAGTTACGGTGCCGGCGAAGGCATGGTACCAGACAGTGCAGCCGGCTGGGGGCGTGGTATCGGCACGCTGGCGCAATATGTGGCTCCAGTAGGAGGCACCGCTAAAGTGGGCGTGAAGGGCGCTACCACCTTAGCCCGTTTATTGGGAATGGGAGCAAAAGGCACGAAGCAAATTAAGCAGATCACGAAAGCGACGTCGTCGCTTGGGAAACGACTCGGCTTTGGTCGTGTTAACCCATACGATGTCGAAGGACTCCAACGCATTGGAGTGGTGGTGAAAAAAGCGTGGCCCTATACCTCCATGGCGGGAGACATGGCGGCTCGGACGGCAGTTATTTCTGGTGGGGACAAAGAAGAAGTAATTAGCGCAGGAATCTTGGGAGGTGCGGGTGGCGCTGCTGTGAAATTACTCGGTGCTGGTGGCCGCATGTTATTTAATAAAATTCCAGAAAAAATTACGTCACAATTTTTCAAGGTCGTGGATGAAGATCTCATGCAGGGACTCAAACCTATGCTTGAGGCTGGTGGGAGATTGGCGACGAAGACCGGGGAAGTTATTCAGGGAGGCGTGCTACGCGGGGCCGACAAAGCGATTATGAAAGGGTGGATGGACCCGAATATTAAAGCGGTTCTCGAAGAGGGGTTAAAAGGGAATGTGCCGTCCATGGGGTTCTATATTCAGCGTAGAATCCGTGACTATTTGCATCCGGCCATCCAAAAAATGTTAGTCGAGTTTGATAGAAAAGGAGCGCTCGACTTAGGCAGGGATGTTGTCTCGCGTAGTTTAGGAAAAACGATTCAGAGTCAAGGTAAAACTCATAAAGCCAAGCTTCTGCAGACGCTCAGACAGATCTCTGACGCATACAGCGGCTTGAAGCCAGTGCCAAAAGATCTTTATAAGCCCCTCATTCAAGCCGGCAAGAGAGCAGCCGGGAAAGTAAAAGTAGATAAGGCAAAATTTAAGGAGGCGTACGGGAGCAAGGAATACTTAACGGGTGAAACTAAAGTGATTAACGACCTCATTGCGCGTATTGAGGCTGGCATTAAAGGCAATTATATTAAGCCGACCATGCTCCACGAAGCAAAACGCATCCTTGACAACTCGTTAAACACGAGCGCCTTCAAACTTGGTAATAGTCCATTAAAAGGGATAGAGGGAACCGTAAAAGAGCTAGCGGATCATTCACGAAACTTACTGCGGACGTTAGGCAAGGGTGAGCTAGATACCCTGCTAACCGAAACGCATGTTATGCACACAATGTGGTCGAGAATCGTTAATAGTTATGCTAAAGGACTCAACCAGCAGAGTATCGGAATGTTAGATATGGTTGCTGGTGGTGGTGGCTTTATGGCTGGAGGACTTTGGCAGGGTATGACCGCATGGCTGGCGTTTCGTATGTGGAGAAGGCCGTGGTTTATGTCACGGACCGCATGGATGCTTGATCGCCTCGGCAAAGGCAGTGTGATTAAAGGTGGTACAGCCGCGGCAAAACGAGTCGTTAAGAAATTCGACCTACCATACGAAGGAGTGAAAGGGGTTCCAATCAGCAGGAGTTTCCCCCAACTGCCTGAAGCCGCTACTCGTGGGCGCTTCCATGTGCCATCGGCGTCCACGACGGTGCCTCTCACTATGAGAACACTCGCAGCGATGGATGTGCAGGAGGATGAGCCACTGACCGCAGACCAAGTACAGAACCAGCGCATGAGGAGGCTTGAGCAAGAAGTTGATCGAGATGCGTCCGGTAGCATGGAAGGCAGGTATCTAACGGAAGCCGATATGAATCAAGAGTTGAAAGAGATGAGAGCGAGACGCAATGCACAACAGGGAGGACAGTAAATGGCTACCGGCACCGTAATGCCCGTTCCCCAGATTCAATTTCTGGACAATAATGGCGATCCCCTCTCAGGCGGCAAGTTGTACACGTATGCCGCCGGGACGACCACCAATCTCGCCACCTATAGTGACTCGGCGCTCTCGTCGGCCAACGCCAATCCGGTGGTCCTAGATGCCGGAGGACGGGCGACCGTCTATCTTCAGCCCAAAGCCTACAAGTTTAAGGTGGACAATTCGTTAGACGTGACGGTCTATACGCAGGACAATATTCTGGCGTTGCAGGGGGAAGAAGGAGCCTCGCTAGAAATTACCGGGAGGGCGGGGGAAGCGCTCTCGGCCAATAACTTTGTCTATCTCAGTGACGGGTCCGGGTCACTGACCGCAGGTCGCTGGTATAAGAC